TAATTAAATCTCTTTTAAAATTAGTATATGTCATTACTCATGCTTATAAATTTAAACTCATTTATTTTACTTATAGTTATCTCAATTTCTTTATTCACCTTTATAGTTCTTCTTATTTTTTTCATACATCTTTCATCATTTTTAATACCATCTATTGTATTTTCTGTAAAAACATTATCAACAAATAGTCGGTTTTTATTTTTACTAACCATCCTTCTGCCTTTATTGTAATTGACTATTTGATAATAACCCTCTAACTTAACTGTGTATATTGATTTTCTCATTTTAATCTAAACTAAATGTTTCCACTCTATTTTTAGTTTCTATCCAAACTTTGGCTCCGCATCCTAACGGCTTATTTGGATTGTAAACCACTCTTGCCGCCTCCTTATTGTCTTGTCCATATATTACTACTTCATGAGCATAAGTGTTATCCTTATATGTTTTACAGGTTATAACAGGGTTGTTTTCACCATGTTTAGTATTACTTTTTATCTTGTGTTGATTAACATGTATAACTGTCTTCATATCTTTTTTATATATCTGATGTTTTATTAAATTGAGAGTAGGTGTAGCTAACATTGTCTAATGGACATAAATTCATCTCATCTAAAAATCTACCAGACCTTCTATCGTATTTAAGAACAGCTTCACCTGGTATCCCTACTAGCTTTTGAAACTTAACCTTCTGTACATTAAACTTAACTGATGTGTCAAATACATCCATGGGATTGACTCTATGTAGGCACACAACATTATCAGCTTTATTAAACCAGTTCTGACTACCACTAATATCATATGCAGTAGGCATCTTATAATGAACACCTGTCTCGTCTCTATCCATCTTTCTTGGGTGTGCTATAATGATAAACTTAAGGTCGTTAATTTGTTCAAACCTTCTTATCTTAGTTAAACAATCGCCTATATATGTTGTCTCATCTTTACCCCTAAAGTCATGGTCAAGCTGGTTAAATGGGTCTAAAAGACACCCTTTAATACCGTATCTCATAACTAAATGTTTAAATTTAGATAGTATATTGTCCAATGTAAAATCATCCTCGGGATATATAGCTATAAAGTGTTCGTGCAAAAACTCAATAGCTTTCTCATACTCATGTATAGTCATCCTACCATCCTTGTCTAAGTCTGATGTATTACCCATTAGCATCTCAGCTAGGGTGTCAAACAAATCTCCTATAGGATAGTTCTCTGGTGAAAATAAACCCCACTTCCATCCGTATAATATAGATGAGTTAAGCATGACCTGAAAAGCCATCATTGTTTTACCACTACCTGGCACACCAGTCCAAACATCTAACTCAGATGTTCTAAGTTTATAGTGATTATCTAAACATCTATATCCTGTTGTAATACCCTTCTTCTTACCGTTGTTAAACACGTCAAGCATATAATCCTTCTCTGACTTAACTGTAAAGACACCCTCTACCGGATAAGGTTCTGCGTCAACAAGACAGCTCTCTAACTTAATAGCACCCTCTTTCATAAGCATTTCATTAGCATCCTTAATTCCTTCAGGAAACTTTACTATAAAACACCTCTCTCTTCCTAGTCTTCTACTCATCTCTTCTAGGAGTATTCTTCCGTTGTTGTCATTATCAGAGCATATAGTTATTTTTTCAACATCAGTAAAATACTCCCAGCAATTATCTAGGTAAGAGAATTTATTGTCATAGTTTTTAGTGCCGGGATTAGGAGCTCCATCAGGTACAGATACACAATTCTCTATACCTATTTCATCAAGAGACAACTTGTCCATCTCACCTTCAACTATATATACTTCTTTACAGTCCTTTATACCGTCTAATCCGTAGAATATCTTCTCTGCTCCCTTGACCTGCTTAAAGTTCTTTTCTCCATCTCTAAACTTTATATTAATAAGCTCTCCATCTCTATAGTAGTTAAAACATATTACATTTCTACTCTTTTGTACTTGGGGGATAAATTCATTTGACTGTTCAACTTTATTTTTTATTAAAGTTCTTTGTGATATTCCTCTGTCTTTAAACCAGTTAACAACCTCGTCAGATAAATCCGTCACGTTGCTTCTCACTGGTTTAATATATTCTTTTTTAATTGACTTCATAGTCTTATGTGAGTCCAATATACCTGAGTCTCCACAGTGATGACATAGATAAGTCCCTGTGTAGCAGTTAATTGCAAGACACTTCTCCATCTTCTTCTTTCTGTCATCAGAGCATACTTTACAAACAGCTCTGTGCTCTCCATCGGACTTAGTTATTTTTATCTTATCATTTATATCGCTCATTAGAATAAATCTTTTATATCAAATTCTTGTTTCTTAATAGGTTTAGTTTCATCATAATCATCTTGCCAGTGTTTACCGTTTAGCCACGTAAGAGGATTTTTTCTATACCTTACGTTAGGAGTTTTCTTTATGTAATCAGGCAAAGACTTTAGTATATCTTTTATAATAGGCATGCTTAGTTTCATGAATTTCTTTTTACAGTTTTGCATACCCACTTTCTTATCATACAAATCCCAGAATAAATTAAATGATGCTTCTTTTTCATCGTTGTTATTCTCTTTAGGTTTTGATTTAGATAATAAATCTTTTGGTTTAAAATGTATATTAAGTTTATTAAAAACATCCATAGCCTCCTCAACTGTAGAGTAATAGATACTCATCGGATTGTTATGATGTTTATTTTTTATAATCACCTTACATTCATCTAGCTCATAACTTGAGATAGAGGTGCTTTCAATAACTATATCTTGACTTAATTTTAAATACATAATAATAAAAATAGATAAGCCCACCTAAATATAGGTGAGCCCATCAAAAAACTATAAAATAAATTAAAAAGGTAAAGCATCTGAGTCATTAGACCCTTCATCTTTCTTATTAGCATCTGGTTTGAAGTCGTTAATCTTAACGTAATGTGTTTTACCGTACTCATTAGCACCGTCTTTGTTAGCACACATAGTTAGGTTAACATACTTCTCATCATTAAAGTCATATATATGTTCTTTAATTTTAGAAAGCTTTAAAGAAAAGTGTATAACACTTCCTCCGTCTTCAAATTTGTGCTCCTTACCATTACCACAGTAAACTGGAGCGGATTTTGTTTCATTCATAATAAAAATAATAATTAGTTAGTTAATAAATTTCTCTAGTTCTTCCATTCTACTTTCTATTGTTAGTAGTTTATAGTGGAAGGATTTTAAGGTGCCTTCAGTATTTCCAAAGTCAACACCAGTTTCGTGGGGGTCTTCAATCTTGAGACCTTTTTCCACGATTTCGTATTTTTCTCTATAGCTTTGTTCAAATTTTAAATCTATAGAGTGCATATTTAAAGCGTGCATTACTGAAGTGTGGTTTTTATACCCAATTCTTTCAGCAATTTGTTCTAATCTGTAATCTAGCTTACTATACATCATATAACATAACATATTTCTAGGTCTAACAAGGTGTCTTTTTCTACCACCAGATGCCATTATTTCATTAGGCTTCACCTGAAAGGTGTCGCTAATAAGCATAAGTGTGTTATTAAAAGACTTGTCTCTTAAACTGTTCTTCAATGTTAAGTAATTCTCCATTAGTGTTCCCATAAATCCTCTCATATTTAAAATAATTCCATTAAAGCATGTTCGTGCATTATGCCTAGTTCCTCTGCTATTTGTTTAGCATTCCTCACAGGAAATAATCCTGGTTCATTAACATATTTACGTACAGTTGGTACGGATAATCCTGTCAACTCGCTTACTCTATTTTTAGTAAGCTTGTTTCGTTTCATTGTTTGTAATAAGTTCATTTTAATTAGTTTTAAGTTAGTAATTATAATACACCCGAATGTACTACTTCATAAGGGTTTATTAGTTCCTCTATAAACACATCTTTATATGTTTGTAATAGTTCTTTATACTTTTGTCTTCCCTCTCCCTTAAACTCTTCAGAGGTTTGATAGAAACCTATATTATAGGGAGCTGTTTTTTCTATAACAATAAAAACAAATTCCTCAGCTTTAAATCCATCTCCGTAAAATGCAGATTGTCTATCATAGCCATACTTATATGCAGAACCTCTGAACCCGTAAAATCCAGCGTCTTGTGTTGTTTTTATATCTACAAGTGTTTTCTTATCTTCTATAAAGTAGTCTGCCTTACACTTACATAACATATCTGTGTCTTCATCTTTCCAAACTGATACGACCTCAGATTTACCCCCTGATAGATATTCCATACATTCATGAGCAGAGAATAATCTATTTCTCATACCCATAAGTGATTTATACTCATCACCAGATAAAACAGTGTTATCTTTATTATCCTGCAAGAATTGACCATACTCTTCTTTACCCGCCTTTGTTCTTTTGTTAATTCCTTCAGGCTCTTTAACAACCCTATCGTCAAACTTATCAGGCTCAAGCATACACATGTGAAAAGCTCTACCAAAGTTAAGTGCCTTAGTTTCAGGTCTCATATTAGGATTGTTTCTAAAGAAATCATACGTAGCTGGGCTCTTCTTTATAAGACCTAGTTGTGAATTAGTTATAAAGTCAAAGTCTCCGTAGTATGCCTCATCAGAAGCAAACTTTTTTATAAATTGTTCGTACATAGTTTTAGTTTTTTAGCTTACTGTTCAATGTTTTTAACTGAGCATCATTATACTTATAGTCTTTCATTCTTTCTTTAACTAAATCAGATTTACCATCATCAATAGCTTTAAGCATGCTCTCAAATACTTTAACAGTCATTGTTTTTAGTTGTTTTGTTTTAGGCGTGATAGTGTTTGCACCATCTTGTTTATTAATAGCCATCTTAACTTCATCAGCAGAAGCCACAGAAGAGTCAATACCTATACCAAAGTTTCCTAAACATCTACCCCAAGAAGAAGTTTCACAGTTTTCTACGTAGCTAGTCTTATTGATATAGCTTGATGATTGCACTTCATGTGCATGTCCTGATGCAACCACCCTACCATCAGGTGATACAATCTCTGCCTTAACAACACACATACTTGAGTCTATATGTGTAATTTCTGAGGTAAGTGAATAGTCTTTAAAGTTAGCACGAAAGTATTTTAATCTTTCGTTAACTTCAACGTACTGCTTACCTTTAATGTTTATTGTTTTTAGTTTGTTCATGTTGTTTAGTTTTTAATTAAGTTTAATTTTAGTAATATATGTTGGCGATAAGTTGGTACTGCAAATAGATTACCTTATCATTAAGTGTATATAACTTCGTCAAGAGATTACACCAGTACACACCCTCATATATTGTGCAATATAGTAAATTATTTTCATTTACACAACAATTTACCTATTTTTTTTTCATTTTTAGTTTATCCCAGTTGTCTAAGACTTTGCTTAAGAATGAACATTTTTCATAGTCTTCTCTCTTTTCGTAGTAGTATAAAAGATACTCTACTATCTCTAAAAAACTTTGCTCATCATCCTTAGCTTCTTCTGGTAATTTGTTTTTATTTTCTTTTATATAATCATATAACATCTGTTCTTCAGTTATCACTTTCATTTTCTTCTTTCCTGCCGATAATTTCTCTAATACAAGTAAGAACATTGTCTTCCTTAAATCTTTCAATATAGTCTCTAATTTCTTTGCCATCTAATTTATTTATTTTTTGCTCTACAACCTCAATTAAGTTTTGTCTTACCGTTTCTTCCCTAAAGCCTAAGCTCTTTATGTCCCTTAACTGTTCTATTATATCACTGTTTATACTCTGTTTAAAAACTCTTATTAATTTTTGCTCACTCACATAATCTGAGCATGGGACACCTGTGTTTTTATGTAGCCTTGCGTCTCCATATATGTGTCTTAATTTTGCCGTCAATAATTCTATTCGTTCCATTTTATTTTAGTTTTTTTAAAAATTCCATTATTAATTTAAACAACTCAGTTGTCATAGATATAATAGCCATTAATAGCACTAATATAATCATAATAAATAAAGTTCCACAGACTAGTGCACCTATAAATCCAGTTATTTTGTAAAATATATAACTCATAGTACAAATTGTTATTATTCAGTATCTCCGTCTGCGTATGAACACGCTTCAGCATCTACATTCATGTAGTTGTTATTTATATACTCCCCATAAGTTCTATACCATTTTAATTCCTCTTGCATCATACCTACACGCTTTTTTCTCTTTTCTCTCTCTTCACCTCCAAGAACAAGATACCCTTCGTCTTCCAACAATTTTGTTGCTTCATCTATTTTTTTCTGTTGCTCTCGGTAATGTCCGAATGTTGAATTACTTATTGCGTGTGTTGTAAATTCTTTTTCATTTTCTTTTTCATTTTTCATAATTGTATTGTTTTTAATTAGTTATTATTATTTATTACTCTTCTTCCAAATAATTAACAGTCTCAAACTCTTGGTCAGTATCGATTTCTTCTAGAACATTAATCGCTTCCCGTAGTTTTTGCATCATTTCTTCAACCATATAATCTAAGTCTTGGTCTCTTTTACAGCTATTAATTTCATAAGTAAACTCATTGAGTTCTTCAATAAAATTCACTGCTTCTTGTAATTCTGGGACACAGTCCCAACCGTCTTCCATTGTTTTTATTTTCATAGTTTTTAGTTTTTAATTGTTATTACTCTTCTATATGTTTAAGTCCCATTTCTTCTGCGTGGTATTTTATTTCTTCTATTACCTGATTAGCGGTGCCATCATTATCCATAGCAAGTTCCAGTATTTCCATAGCTTGTTCATCTGTACACTCATATATCCATTGTACATCTTCAATATGATACAGGGTGTTAATATAATATCCCGCT